TATTGCTTTTGATGTACTAAACGGATTTGTTTTGGGTTTATATTGTTCTTGTATTCTTTTATTCACATCTATATAACCTTTGAAAATTTTGGGTATCTTATATTGATATAAAGGTATATCACTCTTCTTTCCTAACAAATACCCATCTTGATTTTCTAGATTTCTCTTCTTTAAGTACCTTCTTTTTTTCCCCATTACCTATTCACCTCTTCCTAATGTATATTTTAACATTAAGATATACATTGAAGAAATATTCTTACCTGGTTACCCATATCTTATATTTTGTGTAACTGCCCTTATTGCTGAATCCTTTGATATTCATAGCTTCATAATACTTTCCCTTTTGAGTTACACAACACGATAAAAATGGTTAACTGTAAAAAACAAAAAATAAAAGGAATGTTTGCTATATCTTGAAGTTCCTCATGGCCTTATCCATTACATCTTGATTCACACCTATATAACGTAATGTAACTCTCTCTGATGAATGATTGAAAATCTCCATTAATAACGCAATATTCTTTGTTTGCTTGTACATATGATAACCAAACGTCTTACGTAATGTATGAGTTCCTATTTCATCTAATCCAAACTCTTCTGCTGTGTTTCTGAGTATTTTATAAGCCATATTCCTTCCGATAGGTTTATTTGTTCCTTGCCTACTGCGGATTAAATATTCATGATTTTTCCTTTCTTCTATATACCAACGTAATTCTTTTTTTAATCTAGGTGTGATTTCAATTCGTTTTTGTTTACCTGTCTTCATTTCACGCATCGAGATATACTTTCCCTTTAAATCTCCAACCTTCAGTTTTAGAATGTCGCTAATACGTAGACCTGTATTAATTCCCATTACAAACAAAATATAATTACGCTCACTCTTTTCTTTTAAATACTCTTTAATTTGTTGTATTTGCTCTGGATCACGGATAGGTTGAACAAAGTTCATTGGTTATCCCCACCATCCTTTTCTTCTGCCTCATATACTTCTAATCTAAGAGCAAAAGCCAATTTATAAAAGGCATTAGATTTATTTCGTCTATATGTACGTTCACTCATACCAATCTCGTTATAAACCATGTAATCAAATACCTCTTCATCTTTCAAATATCGTTTTACAATAATGTCTCTTTGATTTTTACTAAAACGACTTAGCGCCTTATCAATTTGAAAAGATAAACGCTGTAATTTCACTTCTCTTTCACTCATAGCAACATTTGCTAGAGCAACATCTTCAGCTGGATTTCCTACTATGTTTGTTTGACCGTGGTATCTTACTTCACAAGAAGCTGTGACTTTCATCTCATTTCTAATCATCCCAAATTGTCTATAAATACGTACATTTTCAAGAATTTCTTCTAAACGAGCCTGCGTTGCCTTGCGATCAATTTTAGGTAAGAAAGTTAATTGCATCATATATAAAAACACCCCTTATCTATTTTATTAATAAAAAACAAAAAGCGGACACCAAACTACAGAGCAATATCATTAATGCTCTTTATAGTTTGATGTCCGCTGGTTCTTCCAGTAGGACCATAGTATATTTTTAAAATTCTCTAATAAGCTTCTATGTCAGAATATCAAATAACTTATCATTAATATACAAAGTAGCTTTTAAACCTATCATCTCAATTGATCATAAATTTGCTGAGCTATTTCCTTAACTCTTCTAGTACTGTTTCTTGAACTTGCCTGCAATAATTGATTAACATGGTGTTCTTGTATATTTTTATTATTAATATCATACTGTATTACAAATTCACACCATCGTTCAACTATATTCAAATCTCTAAGCTTTAATAATATAGTCTCATCACCTATAAATACCTTATTAAAATAATATTCCCATCTATCATCGGTTAGGTTACTTAAGATTCCATCAATGTATGTTTGTGCTCCCCAAGATATATTCCAAGTATTACCTATTTTACAAGATATTGTAGATGTCATACATTTACCTAATGCAGGAGCAGGAATTGAACTACCCAAATCAAATAGCAGCTTAGCTGCTGCAGGTTCATTATGAAAATTATTATTACCAAAATGCACTTCTAATAAATGATTAGCTGCTTCAATAAATGTATTAGACCTTAAACTCTCTGGTACATAGTCGAAGCCTTTTACTTTCAGTAAAACAGATTTCAATGCTCTTACTAATGGCAAATCACCTGCATTGGTAGCCTCTGCATAAGCAAAACCAATTGGATAACGATCATCTGACAGCAAATCTTCCCAGATACTTGGAATAATAGTAACCATATTTGCAAAAACAATTTCTCGTTCTGCCCCTTTTTCCGATTTTGATAAATTTAATAAAGTTCTAGTGGTTGTTCTTTTATAGAAATATGGACTATTCATTAAAGTCTGATAGATATCATGCTCTTCTGATATAATTTGTCTTTTAAGTTTTTCTCTAAAATTCGTAAAGGATATACTAAAACCATCGTCATTCATCGCTAGCACATACTTAATACACCCTTTTATGCATGCTTGCGCTTGTGTGACATCCAATTCATCCTCAACAGTCCGTACTAAATAATGTTTAAGCAACTCACTATTTTGTAAAAATAAAATTTTCGCAGTTTTATTAATTAAGCCTAAATCAGCACTTAAATTTATTATATCTACATCCGATAAAAAATCACTTGAATCAGATAAACTATCCTCATTGCGCCCTAACATTTCAAGCACAAATTCTTTGCCAAATGACATAATTTTATCTCTTAGTACCGCTATTGTTCTATTCCAGGTATACTCAGTCGCCATATCAAATAATCCTGCTTCAAAAGACACTTTTATTCGATCTATTTCTCTCGGAGAGAGCATATTTATGTATCCAGATAATTCACTAACACTAGCAACAGTAGCAGGTATCCTAGCGCCATTAGGCGAATCCCATAATACGATTTCATTAGCCAAATTAATCACACATCCTTTTGTAGAAGGTATTCCCATCCTGCGATAAAAAATATACCCCTTTAATCTTCGGGTCTTTTGATGCTAAAACAGTATAGGCAGCTCTTTTTCTTGCTCCACCTTCTGCAGGTATGTCATCCATCGTTAACGGCTGCTTTTTTACAAAAACATTAAATCCCCTTACCCTGGCAGAACTATCGATTATAGTAATTCCATCCACATTTAACATTTCAAGAAATAACCCTGAAAGACCATAATATGCTTCTGATGATGCAATATCCTTTTTATTCATTGCGGTATCTATTATTTTTTCTCCCAAATCAATAGGATCAGAAAACCAGGTACCATCTGATAGAAATTCATTTGGAAAGTTATAATCCGAATCGACAACAACACATATAGTTCCATGAACCCTATATGGTATTATTGCTAATAAATTTGTTAACGCCTTTTTAATAGACTCTTTGTCTAATGATGGAACATCGTGAGTAATATCCTCTATCATATCATTAAAAGATTCATTTGTTTCTTCACTATGATCTACTAATCGAAAATCAATCATTAAATTATGCTTTCTAATTCCACATATATTCAGCTCAAAATTACTAATAACTTCTACATCAATGACCCCAAAATCTATAAGTTCAGGCTCTTCAATACTTAATAAATTTCTTGAAAAAGAAACACCAACTGGACCTGAGAAAGCCCTGATTATGCCATACTGTATTCCATCCTGCTCAATATCCACGAACACATGCCAACCATTATTACAAAAAGGAATCAAAGATTTCAATATTTTCTCCATATCAAAACCATCCAAGTTACCCATTTTTGTTTTTACAATGTATGAATTAGGCACCGTATTTATCGCTTCCTTAATATTATTAGTTATGACAATTCGAGGACGAATCTTTTTCCCTTCTTCTTCATAATTACATAACCTTGATAATATATTGAGAAAATTAGTAAGAAACTTTTCACTTACGCTAATTTCCTCTAGCTCAAATATTCTCTCAATATTTTCCCGAACAGAATCATAATGTAATCTTGTTTCAATCATCAAATTATTCACTCCCAGAACCAATTCAATACAGTTACCACTACAAATAAATACATTATATCACCATGCTTTAAATTATTTAACATAATTTTATAAATTATAGAAAACCGTGGACTTTAACCCTAATTTTGGTTATGTATTAATGGAAAATAAAAAGAGTAGATAACAGATCTACTCTCTTCTTGTGTCCAATAAATATTTTGCTACTACACAAACTATAACTTTTAGTTCATCTTTACGTTTAAATCAGAAATTGTAAATTCTTTCGATAATTCAATTTGATATTTTTCAAAGAATACTTTCTCTATTCCTAACAGTGCAGATAAAAATTCAATATCAACCATAAGTGTATCCAATAATGTGCCTAACGATAAATAATTTTTATCAAATAAAAGCTGCAATATGCTTTTGACCTTACCTGGTTTCATAATTTTTATTTCATCATCCAGCGGTTCTCTTATTTTATATCCCTGTCTATTTAATTTGATATTGAAGTATCTATACTTTTGATAGTCCAGCAAACCAAGTGAGTGAGCTCGATATGCAATTGCCTGAATTGAGACAATCCATTTCTTCTTTAAATCAATGTAAGAGTCAGGAGCTGAATTCTTAGAAAGAAAATTAAAGTCTTCAGTAAACTCTTTTTCGGGTAGTAAAAAGGCCCCAGCAAATAAATTCGCCTCTTGTTCGTGCTCTCTATAAGCCTTATTGTCTAATGAAGAAAATTCAACTTTATAGTGTAATAGTAGATGACCTAATTCATGCGCTAAATCAAAGTTCCTTCTGGCAGCAGATTTCTTTAAATTCCCTAAAATAATAAATGGTCGTCCATCTTCAGCCCATAAACTGTAAGCATCTATTCTTTCTCCAATGGCCTTTTCAAAAATAAATGCTCCTTTTTTCTCAAGAATAAATAATAGATTTAAATTACTTTTATTACCTATCCCTAAAAATTCTCTAGCTAATTTTGCTGCCTTCTCGATTTTTATTCTCTTATCTTCCTCTGAAGAAGTAAGATATTGGATGACTTTTTCTCTTAAAACGACTATTTCATTTTGTGGATAATGTAACTTTTTTTCAATGACATTTAAGAACGAACTAATAAATTCTATTGTCTTAGCTTCACTTAGAGTTTTTTGAGCGCTATTTATAATATCTGCTCTATAAGCAATGTGACATTGTTGTATATTCGATTTTCCATTTTCACTTAGAAAATCTTCAGAATAAAAATACTTACTTTTTACTTTGAAAATTCTCTTCATTTTATTAATAACTTCCAATTTAGGCGACATATACCCATTTTCATATTGCCAAACGGCCTGTTCGGTAATTTCTAACATTTCGGAAAGTTGTTTTCTTGTGTAACCATGGAGAATTCGAATGTTTGTTAAATTTTTACCAACAAACATTGTACCTACCTCCTACAATATATTTCTAACTTTGACTATCATCATCTGCTTTTTCATCATCCAATTCTTCATCATGATAAATATCGTAATCAAATGCAGCTGGTGATTCATAGTTAGAATCCATCTCATCATTTTCTAGAACTGTTGTATCTACATCCTCAAAGTCCACTGAGCTATTATTAATTAGTCCAGTTAAATCATCCACTAAATAAGCTTTTTCATTATGAGGATTCGGCATCCAAAGAAATATTTTTGAAATCATGAATGCCTCATCAATTTCGTAAGTCACAATATAAAACTTATCGTACGCTTTCTGTAACTTACTTACTTCTGTATCCTCTAATGATTTTAAAGTATTATCGTCAAAGAGAGTTAAAAATTCAACAAAGCCAGATTCTTTCGGAAGTGAACGAGTTTCTGGGAATTTTATCTTGTGATTTACTCTGGATAACTTTTTTAAATAATTTTCATCATTTTTTTTACGTTTTTTATTTCCATCAATCCCCTTACCACCCGGAAAATTCCCCTCATTAAAATACTTAGCATTTTTTATAATAAACATGCTTTTGTCTTCAGAAGATGAAAATTGTAAATATCCCCAAGTATATCCTGCCTTAGCCTTTTTATACTCAATCCCAACACTTGCACATTCCCTGGCTGTTTGGTCGTCAATATGGTTCCCTTTTACCCATGCGTATGCGTCACTAATCTTCATGGTTCTTTGTTTTTCGTTACGCTCATGGATATAACTTTTATATCCATTCAATATCCCATCAACAATCACTTGATTTACTGCTGAACTAAAAGTATATTCTTGCATCTCCAATCCCTCTTTCTTTATTTTTATATAGCCTCTTTAATTATATACTATCTATATAAATTTTAAAGAAAAAGTGATAAAATCTATAAATTTTTAAAGTTAATACTAAACCTACTAAAGTAACTGTGTTTTTCGTTCTTCCATACGCGCCACTTTACCAGCTTTATATATAAATGACTGTTCACCATGTCCAGTTGTTGGTGGTTCAATGGGATGAATCTTTCCGTCCTTCACAACGTAAATCATGTTTTCCACTAAAGAAATTTCAGCTGTCATTGCTACAATGTTTTCTTTAATAACTGCCACCGCAATCACTCCCAATTATGTTATAATTACTTTGTCGAATAGTTATGTCGGGAGCAGTCTCGGCTTTTTTGTTTGTCTACAAATATCGCACAACATTTTCTGGAATAAATGATTGTTCAAGTGACAAATGGAGCCGTATTGGAATCGGCTCTTTGTTATCCCTTGCTCTCTTACATATTTCTTCAGCCTCTTCCCACACAAATTCTTTATCCTCCACTCGCTTATAACGCCAAATCCCAATTGTATAATCCTCAAATAATTCGTAACGTTCATCAGGCGCTGTCGTTGCTTTTAATTCATCAATCGCTTTGGCTTGGCGTGGTATTTGCACAACCACATCTGCATACCGTAATTTTGAATTCAAACGGTGAATATGAGCTTTCTTAGGATCAAATGATACAACTGGCTCCACGTCAAAAATTGTTAATTGCTTTGGCATTGTTTTTCCCCTCCAATACCTGCAAACTTGCTATTAGAATCCCTTCAAACTGCGTTAACGTTAGTTCATCTAATGTTTGTCCGTTAATTTCAGTTAATCCTAATCCCAACAATTTACGAATGATTATTAGTTTTCTACGTTCTACTTCCTGACGTAACAACATGATTAAGCCTCCTGCTGATGATTAAACTTTCTCTCTAAATTTACAAACTTACTAAATTCTTTAATAAATGCTAGTTCAACAACACCAACTGGACCATTTCTCTGTTTCGCTAAAATAATTTCTGTTATGTTTTTATTTTCTGTCTCGCGGTCATAGTAATCTTCACGGTATAAGAATGCTATTAAATCCGCATCTTGCTCAATTTGACCATTTTCACGTAAATCTGATAGCAACGGCCTCTTATCTTGCCTACTTTCTACCGCACGGCTTAACTGTGATAATGCAACTACACATACATTTAATTCTCTTGCCATCAGTTTTAACTTACGACTAATCTCACCGATTTCTTGCATGCGGTTCCCTCTATGCTTTGAATCCCCTACAATAAGCTGCAAATAATCAATTGCAATTAAAACCTTTTTATCAGGGTACTTACGCTTTAATTTCCTAGCCTTTGCATAAATCTCTTGCATCGTTACATTTGCTTTATCGTAAATTTCTAATGGCAAATCATTAATCAATCCCATCGCTTGACTAATCTTTTCCCAATCCTTTAAATTACATAGCTTTTTAGGATTCTTTAATTTCGTAGCATCTATATTTCCAGTACTTGAGATCATTCTCTTTAGTAGCTGCTCTTCTCCCATCTCTAGTGAAAAGATTCCTGTTGCTGTATGAGCACTTGCTGCATGAAAAGCGACGTTTAATACAAATGCCGTTTTCCCCATCGAAGGACGGGCACCGACAATAATTAAATCACCTTCTTGTAACCCTGCTGTCATTCTGTTCAAGTCGTCATAACCAGTAGGAATACCAGTTAAATCTCCTACATCAATTTGCATGCTCTTATACAAATCAACAAGCGTATCTTTCAAGTTAAATTCATCTGAGTAACCTGTTTCTTCAATGGCGCTTAATTCATCAATTGATGTACTAATAGCACTCATATCCCTATCTTGCTGAAGGCGGTTATATAAGTTACCAGCAACCTCCTGAGCATGTCTCATCTTCCAAGTCTCAATCACTAAACCTTCGTGATACGAGAAGTTCTTAGTAGTTGTTACAACTTCTGTCAAGTTTACAAAGAATTCGATTCCGCCAATTTGATGCATAAAGCTTTCATCGAATTTTCCAATGAGAGCAACAAGATCTATCGGGACCTCAGCATCCTCTAATTCTCTCATTGCCTTGAAAATCACTTGGTGCGTTGGTAAAGAAAACTGTTTTACCTTTAGCTGACAATCTTTAATTAAATCGCCTTCTTGGATAATGCTACCTAAAACACTTTGTTCAGCTTCTACATTGCGAATCATATCGTTACTCATTTGGCCAACCACGCATTCTGTTGGTTAAGTACTGCAAGTTCCTCTTCTGTTGGAATGTTCTGCTCCCATGCTTGTTGCTGCTGTATTACGTTTTTAGTAGATTCCGATAACCCTTTTTGTTGATAAGGTACTTGTGTCTGTTGCTGTGCTTTTGTTAATCGCTGAGCACGAAATGCTTTATCAGCTGCCTCAACATCAGCTACTTTTTTAAAGCCTTTAAGATGCCAATCTCTTAAAATCGTATTTACGTAAGACATGTTTCTCGTATTCTTCTCTAAAGCAATCTTCATAGCCTTAATAACTAGTTCTGCATTTAAATCATCTATCCAAGCATAAATACCATCTGCAATAAAGGGTGTAATGAATCCGAAGTTTTGCTCGTAAAAAGAAATTGGATTAACCTCAACAACTTCTTCCGCGCCTGCGCGTTCTTCTTGTTGTTGTTCTTTTTCTTCTTCTTTTTCTTCTTCTTTTTCTTTTTCTTCTTCCTTGCTAGGGTCTTGGAAGCCCCTTATAAGCCCCTCCAAACGGACTGATAAATACTCCTTAATACGAGGGATTTTAAAATCTTGTTCTCGTTCTAATTGCAAGCAAGTTTCATAGAAATCAACTAAAAAATCCTGGTCCTTCACAGATTGAATCTCTTTTAAGACACACTTTTCAATGTTTACATTTTTAATTGGATTGAATTTTAACCAGTTGATTAAGAACAGCTCTTTTGTTTTTGGGTTGTAATTAATTTTTCCGTATTCAGCAAAACGTTCTAATAGCTTCATAACAGTTTCACGGTTATATCCTGTATCAGTTTCAATAATACGGAGTGGAAGCTCATAGATTCCAGATTGAGACGTCTTACTATTTGTCATCAAATATAAGTAGAAATACTTCTCCTCCGGTGTAAGATCTAAAACAAATGAATCCTGCCAAAATGAAACATGTACTGGTCTATAAACTGCCATATTATTCATCCTCCCGTTTACATATCGCGAATCCGTCCTCTACACGTAATAAGCGATAATTCTTGTATCCTATTTTGAGATATTGTTTTACTAAGTAAATTAGGTGTTGCTCTGATGTTGCTTGTTGAAACACTTTAGGATTCAGCAACACTCTATGTAATGATTTGTCTAAAAGCATGTAGCACACTCCGTTGTTATACGAATGCTAATTTGATATAATTAATCCTAAGATCTTTGCAAGACCGTTTGTCTATCACTCTGCCAAGTGATAGATCTTTTTATTTTCTACGTGTTACTAACGAAGCGTTAACTCCTCTTGCTCTTAAATCTTTAATTACTACACGATAACTCATCGATGCCTCATGTTCCTCTTTTGTATCACGAAGCATTTTAAATTCCCTTATACATCGCTCCAGCTCTTCTTCCCAGTGATTTGATTCTTCGGTTGACTCTGCATTAAACATGTTATAAATACATTCACTCATACAGTTACGAAGTTTATTCGCAAATGAAAAATCTCCAGGAAGAACTAGATCATGAAGACGATTATTTTTATCGTTCATGAATTACATCTCCTTTCTATTTAAGTTAATGCTGTACGCATCGTTACAACCAGAAAGGAACATTGTAGAGGTATGGGAGGAACAATCCCTTTCTGGTCATAACGACAAGCACAGTGGCTTGTCCAAATGATTTATATAGTGTTATAATTGCTTTACAATATTTTTCAGAGCTACTGTTGTCTAGGCGGTAGCTTTTTTATTTACCCATTTATGTTTCAAAATAAATGATGCTTCAATAATTTTGATTCGAATCCCCAACAATTTCTTCTCTTGCTTTAACTCAACTGTTTTTGAATCCTCATTAAGTAATTCTGCTATTTTAATTTCACCAGTTAGTTTTGCATCATATCGAATTAATTCCTTGTATTCTCTTAGACTCGGTTTCTTATAATCTACTGTCATTTTTCTTCCTCCCTTAAAGCACCTTTGTTAAATTCATTAAGCTATCCACCGATTGAATAATAACGTTCTCCGCCATAGCCTTTTGCAACCAACTTCTTTGTATTTGTTCCATAATGCCAAAATGAACTTGCTCAAGAGCTTGTACTACACATTGAGTAGCTTGGATTGTATCGAAGATTTCTTTTGCATGAACTGCGTACTCATGTTTCTTCTTTTCATCATGCTTCCATGACCTTGTTGTAACTTGTAAGTTCATGATTTCCTTTGCTGCCGCAATTCCCTCTTCTGCTTGCTTAATGTAGTTCATCAATTGTAGATTTACATCTTGAGTTAAGCGTGGATCTGTAGGCGGTAACCCCACACCATAAATATGTTTAATCGCTTGTTGATTTAACTTTGCTCCTGTTGCATGGCACCAATCCATCGCAAGTTCAAATTCTGGTTTAGAAAGTCCAGATTCAATACGGGTTAATCGTTCATGTGTAATACCAAGGTACTTAGATAACCCTTTCTTTGTTTTCAGCTGAACATTGTCACAACATTCTCTAGCATTCTGTAATAATTCTCCTATTGCTGAATTGCAGTATATGCTTGTTCCCATATCTGTTCGCCTCCATATTTAGTTTTCAAATGGTTACAATGAACTTAGTACATATGTAACTTGTCTACTTTTCGTATAAAAAGAGAGGAACTATCCCTCAACGTTTTCTTTTACTTGTATTTCTTTGATGATGGCCCAACCAGCCTTGTAATATGCTTGACGGATTTTATCGATATCCTTTTGTGATTTTGGCTCAGGAGCCACAACATGGACTTTCGTTTTTCCAAATTTATAAGTCGCCGCATATTCTTCTTGTTGGCTCATGGTGTCACCTCTTGAAGTGCTTTTTATATGTTTATGCGACGGGTCTGTTGGTACTGCCATGTTAGTTGTTAGCATTTTCTCACCTCCAGAAACATTTCGTTTCCTTTTTAATCAAAAAAAAGAACGTCAATTGTTGTTTTATAAAAATCAGCTATTCTTTTAGCTAATTCTAATGAAGGCGTTCTATCACCACGTTCAATTGCCCCTAGCATTTGAGGCGTAATTTTCAAACGCCTTGCTACGACTATTCTTGATTGATTACTTCTAAATTCAATCATTTTATTTCTTTTTTTATTCAATATACCACCTCCAAAAGAAACGTTTTGTTTCCTTGTAACTCTAATATAAAGAAACGAATCGTTTCTGTCAATGTTTATTAGAAACTTTTTGTTTCCTTTATAGATTTAGAAACTAAACGTTTCTATAATTAATAAAAAGCGCCTATTCTTATTTAGAAAGAAGGAAGAATTTATGCTTGGAAAAAAGATTTCAGAACTTAGAAAAAAACAAAAACTAAGTCAATATGAACTTGCTGATCGTTTGGGCTTTTCAAGAGGAAAATTAGCTAATTATGAGCAAGGTCAGCGCGAACCAGATTATGATACTTTAAAGAAAATTGCAGACTTTTTTGAGGTATCAACAGATTATCTGTTAGATAGAACACAAACAAAAGAAATGGTATCTAATAATCCATCTAAATTATCAATTAAGGAAGAACGTGATATCGCACGTGATTTAGAAAAAACCTTAGAAGAGCTTGAAAACAGCGATGAAGCGTTAATGTTTGACGGAGAACCAATAGACGACCATACAAAAGAAATGATTCGTATTTCTCTAGAAAATTCTATGCGCATGGCAAAACAATTAGCAAAACAAAAATTCACTCCAAACAAGTATAAAAAAGATTGAACGGAGCGAGAAATGAAAATTAAAGACTACGTAATGAAAATCGTAAAAAAACACGGCACAACAAACCCCTTTGAAATTGCTAAACGAAAAGATATTATAGTGTTGTTTGAAGACCTTGGGAATACTCTTGGTTTTTACAACACTTATAAACGCTTTAAATTCATTCATATTAATAATCAAATTAACGAAAATACTCAACAATTTGTTTGTGCACATGAATTAGGTCATGCAGTACTTCATCCTAAAGCAAATACCCCCTTCTTGCGTAACCAAACCTTTTTTTCAGTGGATCGCTTAGAAATCGAAGCAAATACATTTGCTGTAGAATTGTTACTTACCGATGAAATGATTTCTGCTTATAAAGATACTCGTTTATCTATTCAAGAAATTGCGGAGGCTCATGGGATTCCTGGAGGATTCGCTCGTTTAAAAACTTACGTTTATTAAGAAAGCAGGCGTAATTCTATTAACTTATGGAGGATTAATAATGAAAAAATACCTAGTACCATTTACAACGCTCTTTTTATCTATTGGACTAGTTGGTTGTGATACTAACAATCCAGTTAAAGAAGACGAACAACACGCACAAGAAGAAACAAAGAATGTAGAAGAACAACGTCAGATAGAAGAAAAAGTAAAGCAAGAAGAACAACAACGTCAAGAAGCTGAAGTCCAACACCAAGCAGAGGAAAAAATGAAGCAAGAAGAACAACGACGTCAGGAAGCTGAAGCCCAACGCCAATCAGAAGAAAAAGCGAAGCAAGAACAAGCAGCCAAAGCAGAACAACAACAGAATCAAGAAAAACAAAAACAACTCGACGAAAATGATTCCAGTAATCAATCAGCACCAAAAATAGAAGAATCCAAATTGGAGCGATTCAAGGAGGAGCAAATAAGAAAACTTCAAGCCGCTGATTCAAAAGAGAAAGAGGAAGCTTTCGATAGGGCGGCAGCCTCTCGCCGTGAACGATTCGAGAGACAAGAAATTGAAAAAATGGATTGCGATACAGCACGTTCTGCGTTATCCCAATTAGAACAAATGGATGACAATCCGATCGCAAAAAAACAGGCACTTGATTATCAAGATAAAATAGCAAGGTGCAACAAATCAGGTAATTAAACAACTCGGAACGTTCGTTTAAAGACCTATTTATATTAGTTACATTTTAATAATAATGATTTTCGGTGTTATACAAAGTTGTAGAAGGGAACTCATACAAATGACTTTTATAAAAGATATAGCTTCTTTTTCTGAAGGATTATCTAAAGCTTTTCCAATAATTCTATCCATAGCCTCTTTTTTGGGTGTTCTCATTATTTATAATAAGAAAACTAATTTTGATTTAATCTTTGAAGGAAAGCACATTAGATTTTTAACAAAGATGACACAAACTATTACAGCTTTTATTGGATTTTATTTATTATTACAATTAGTCTCTTTACTTTTTTATTTTATTGGTATACCTAAACCAACAAAGATTATATTAAATACAGTATATTTTATAGATATTTTATTAGCTCTTATTCTATTAATTTCTATATTAATCTATATGGCATTTAACATGGTTTGTTCCGCTTTAAATTATTTACATCAAATCAACAGTTACCAAAACTTTATTACTAAAAGAGATGAGTGGCTAAGCCGGCATAATACAATCAAAAGCGTTCTTACTTATATAAAAAATGGCATCCTTATTATATATTTCGGCCTAAATAAGCTTGTATACATACTTCTTGTGGGTGCCAGCCTATATACCCAAACTATGCATCTCTATTTAGCTAAAGAACAAATATTAAAACTGGATTTATTATCTCAGTCATCTATTAAATTCTTAATCGGTCCAGTAATAATTTGGGCTTTCCTAGTTACAATTATGTATTTTTATCTTAAGGAAAAAGGTGAATTAAACAAAAGTTACTATACTGTAAAATTCATTCCAGAAACTGAGGTCGAAAATGAAGACTTAGTTCACCTCTATACTCGCCCAACTAAAGAATGGGTTCTAGTAAGGGCAAATGATTTACAGAAACAAAATACAATTTTTCTTTATAATCCTGAATCAAAGAACTGGCTTAAATACAAAAAAGTAAATCATAATTAAAAAGTCCGATTCATGGACTATTTAATTATGATTTAGAATTGAACCAGTCTTATGTTTTATCATTTACTTCATTCCTGAAATTACAATTCATATAATACATATTAATAAGGAGGTCTAACTATGAAAACTGCAATCTACCTTAGAAAATCCCGTGCCGATCTCGAAGCCGAAGCACGAGGCGAAGGAGAAACATTAGCAAAGCACCGATCTACCCTGTTGAAAATTGCCAAGGAAATGAACTTAAATGTTTTAGCTGTTCGTGAGGAAATCGTTTCTGGGGAGAGCTTAGTGAAACGGCCTGAAATGTTAGCATTGCTTGAAGAAATTGAGGATAACAAATATGATGTTGTTCTCTGTATGGATATGGACCGTTTAGGTCGTGGCGGTATGAAAGAGCAAGGAATCATTTTAGAGACGTTTAAACGCTCGAATACGAAGATTATGACACCTAGGAAGACTTATGACCTTAATGATGAGTGGGACGAAGAATATAGCGAATTTGAAGCGTTTATGGCTCGTAAGGAGTTAAAGATTATTACGCGTCGTATGCAACGCGGCCGTATAGCAAGCGTGGAGGCTGGTAATTACCTCGGTACCCATGCGCCTTATGGTTATGATATCCACCGTTTAAATAAGCGAGAACGTACTTTAACAATTAATTCAGAAGAAGCTTCTGTTGTAAGAATGATATTCGATTGGTATGCAAACGAGGATATGGGCGCTAACGCAATCCGAAGCAAATTAAATGATATTGGCTACAAAAGTAAGCTAGGTAATGAATGGAACCCCTACAGCATCTTGGATATATTAAAAAATAATGTGTACATCGGAAAAGTAACGTGGCAAAAACGAAAAGAAGTAAAACAGCCTGATGCAATAAAAAGAAGTTGTGCTCGTCAAGATAAATCAGATTGGATTATTGCTGATGGCAAACATGAGCCAATCATACCGGAAAGTTTATTTGAACAAGTACAAGAAAAATTAAATTCAAGATATCACGTTCCTTACAATACGAACGGAATTAAAAATCCTCTAGCTGGCATTATTAAATGTAGTAAATGTGGTTATAGCATGGTCCAACGTTATCCGAAGAACCGAAAAGAAACGATGGATTGTAAACACCGGGGCTGTGAAAACAAATCAAGTTACACTGAATTAATTGAGAAGCGTTTACTCGAGGCATTAAAAGAATGGTACATCAATTATAAAGCTGATTTTGAAAAACATAAGCAAGATGACAAATTAAAAGAAACACAAGTCATTCAAATGAATGAAGCTGCATTACGCAAGCTTGAAAAAGAATTAGTGGATGTCCAAAAACAAAAAAATAATTTACATGATTTATTAGAACGTGGCGTTTACACAGTCGATATGTTTTTAGAACGCTCGAATGTAGTTTCTGACCGTATAATTGAAATTACTTCCACTATGGAAAACTTAAAGAAAGAAATTAAAACCGAAATTAAGAAGGAAAAAGTCAAGAAAGATACAATACCTCAAGTAGAGCATGTTCTTGATTTGTACTTTAAAACAGATGATCCCAAAAAGAAAAACAGCCTCCTAAAGTCGGTTTTAGAAAAGGCTGTTTATAAAAAGGAAAAGTGGCAAAGGCTCGATGATTTCGAACTTGTGCTTTACCCTAAGCTCCCTCAAGATGGCGACATATAA